ATCCAGAAGATCCTCGTAGCAAACAAAAGTGTCGAAGAAGCCGTGATGAAAGCAGTCGGTAAACGGCTGACAAACCTGAACATTCTCCACTCATGATATTGGAAGTAGGAGACCAGTCAAAATGCAGCCGTGGCTCCGAAGAGAGGGCCGTCATACACGCCTGTAAATTTCCTTGCTACGTATCACGAATAAGTCCTGCAAAGAACTATCCAAAGGATGACCCCCGATACCTATGGGTAGAAGATGACCACGACTTGTATTTAAACATCATAGATCCCCCCAAGCCCCTGTTCCAAATTGAGAGCATATACAAGACGCTGGCTTTTGGAGAAGGGAGACAAAAAATATTGGTGCATTGTAATCAAGGGCAGTCCCGTTCTGTTGCTCTGGCAATTCTCCTCTGGTCATTTTATGGGGACAAACACGACAGCTTTGAAGAAGCTAAAAAGGATTTTGAAGGCGCCCACCCCGATTACCCTGTAACCCCGAACAGGGGTATCCAAGAATTTCTAACCACAAACTGGAATAACATAACCAACCAACGAAATGAACATTGACCTAAACACCAAAGAAATGCAGCAAGTCGTGTATAACGCGATAAACGACGCGATAAGGGGATCTATCCACGACCTGTTTGATCCCGAAAACGTCAACGAAAACTGCTATATGCCGCATCTTATTCGTCAGGCAATAATAAACGGCATAGACAAAGCCCTATGCACTGGACCTGATACCATGAATGCCATCGAGATGGGCATGAAGCGAGGTGTCGAAGAAGCAATGCGGGGCACCCCGCCACTAGAAGACATCGTGGCATTTGAGGAACGATTAAAAGAAATACACAATGCAGACTAAACCAGACCATAGTTCCAGAGGACACGCTGAGTTCTCCCCCTCTTCCCTCAAGTATGTTGCCGCATGTGCAGCATACGAAGGGAAGAGCGGGACTTCAGCCGCCGCTGAAATGGGCACCCGCATTCACGAAGCATTAGAAGTTCGCGACCCATCTGCATTGCATAACGAAAAAGAGACGGAGATCTACGATCAGATCGTGGAGATGGAGGCAGACTTCATGGGCAACTTCTCGACTGTTAAGGAAGAGCACAACGAGATTCAAGTTGATGTTGAGCTGGACGGCACAAAGACATGGGGTACCTGTGACAGATTTCTAATCCTTGAGTCCGGTAACGAGGCTGTGATGGCTGATTACAAAACAGGCATCAGCATTATCGACCCGCCTAACAAGAATTGGCAAGCCAAGGCTTATGCAGTCGGGGCCTTCCAGAAATACAAGGATATCGAGAAGATCGTCTTTGTGTTTTATGTGCCACAACATAACGACTCTTTGCACCACACATTCAGCCGGGATGACTTAGCTGGTCTTATTCAGGAGTTGAGTGATGTTATCAAGAGGGGCGAAGAAGTTCGGCCCAAGTGGGCCAAAGGAGAGATAGACCTCAAGGACTGCACCCCGACTCAGTACTGTCGGTTCTGCAAACACGAAGACGCTTGCCCTGCTTTGGGAGGGCTGGTCCTCGACGTAGCGAAGAAGCTCGACTCCACGATCCCTGATGTGGATTTGGAGAACATCGATGACCCTGCGCGGCTGTCAGAACTTTTCAACATTGCCAAGATCGTGGAGAACTGGGCTGCTCGTATTAAAGAACGCGCAAAGGAAGCAGCCATGGATGGAGTAGAACTGGACGGCCTGAAACTTAGGTCGATGGGTAAGTCCAGAAAGATAACAGATAATACTACGCTTACGCAGATTGCGGAAGAATTCGGAATGACCCAAAAATCCCTACTTGAGTATGCTAGCTTCCCATTGGCGAAGGTAGCGAAAGCTGTGGGGTCTTCTGCCCCAAAAGGAGAAAAGAAAGAAAGAGAGCACAATTTTATTGACGCCTGTGAAAGCGCGGGCATTATCCGCACGTCTGACGAACGGTTCTCGATTGTCAGTCAATAACAAGAAACAAGAAACAAGAAACAGTGAGTAAGAAACAAGATACTGCCATCGCAGAAGTTCCAACTTCGGAACTAGCCGCCAGCAACGCTAGTGGCATCGCCATCGCTTCCAGCGATATCGACGTACCTCGTATCAACGTGGTGCAAAAGACATCGGACATCGAGGCCCCCTTGGGGGCCGTGGTGCTCGACAAACAGCACACCCTTGCTGAAGCGGACCAATCGGTCCCTGTTACTGTTCTTTCCGTCATTAAGGGGTGGCGGGAGAACATTGACTACGATTCGGATGAGATTCCTAGAATTGCTTACACGCAAGAGGAAGCCAACCAAATCGACCAGAACAGCGAATACGATATGCTCGAATTCGCTGAAATCACCCTGCTGTTCCGTCAGCCGGAAGGTAACGACGATGAGGCCGCGTACCCCTTCGCTATCGGCGAAGAGAACTACGCAATCGGTCGCATCAACGTAGCGAAGGACGCTTACCGCCAGACGTTCAAGCGTCTGGCTACGTTCGCGGCCTTCAACCCGAAGGCTTCTTTGCAGCACCGAGTCTGGGAGTTCAAAAGCTCCTTGATAAGCCGTGGTAAATACAGTTGGTTCGCGCCGTCTCTGGGGATCACCCAAGACGAGCCGTCTGAAGCCGTTAAAGCATTCGTAGAGTCCTTCGCGTAATGCCTGATGTCTCAGACCTACCTGTAGTAACTCTTCCTGAAGAGAACAAAGTTCTTTTCGAAGAAGCCGCATCATTGGAAACAATGATTTCGGAGCTGGAAGAGAAACGAAACGAAGCAGAACTGACGCTCCATAAACTGCGTGTCATCAGACAAGCTATCTTGGAGAAGTCGGAAGAGCTTCAAATGGAGTTACCGTTAGACTCCTAACACCCTTAATAGCCCACCCCGACCCATTTTCCATCGGGGTGGGCTTTTTCTTTATGATTAGATGGAAACCTATGCCTTGGACTTTGAGTCCTATTATGACAAGAGCTGCTCAATCAAGCGGCTAGGCCCGCTGGGCTATTTTTCTCACCCCGACTTTGACGCTTATATGGTGTCTGTCGTGGGCGACAACGGCCACGAGTTTGTTGGCCACCCCAAAGATTTTGACTGGGGTTTACTTGAAGGGAACCGCGTTCTCTCCCACAATGCGTCCTTCGACGAAACACTCTATTTCTTTGGAGTAGAGAAAGACTGGTGGCCGAAAGTTGACTTTGCAGAGTGGCACTGCACCGCTGACATGGCTGCTGCTTGTGGGCTCCCCCGCGCCCTGAAGAACGCGACGGCGGAAGCCTTTGATCTGGAGATCTCCAAAACTACCCGCGACAACATGGCGGCGAAGCGATGGGAGAACATGACAGAGGAGTTCCAGAAGGAAGTAAGTGAGTATGCCCTGAAGGACTCTGAGCTGTGCCTCAAACTTTGGCAGAAGTATAATGACCAGTGGCCCGATACTGAGAAGCTCATTAGCCTGACTAACCGCAGAATCATTCAAAGGGGGCTGCCCATGGATACAGATCTTCTAGCCAAACAGCTAGAGACCATCAACCAAAGGCTTTTCGATGCAGAGAGCAACATACCTTGGGCGGGGGAAAAACCCCTCCTAAGTAGAGCCGCCTTCGACGAAGAGTGCCTGAACCTTGGTATAGAGCCTCCAAAGTCCCTCGCACAATCCGATGTCGATGCCCAAGAATGGCTCAGACAGAACGGGTACAAATATAAATGGATTGAGGCTGTAACTAGCTGGAGGCGGATAAACGCAATTAAAAAGAAGCTAGAGGCCTTCGACTACGCGACTCTTCCAGATGGCCGTTACTACGGCGGGCTGATGTACTGGGGCGGGCACACTGGACGGTTCTCCGGTAGTGGTGGTAACCTTAACTTACAGAACCTACCCCGTGACGAAATGTTCGGGGTTAATCTGCGCCATATGATCTGTGCGCCAGAAGGTAAAAAGTTGGTTGTTGTGGACCTTTCACAGATCGAGGTGCGGACTTTGTGTTGGCTCGCAGAGGATCAGGTTACACTAGCTGAGATATCTAAAACAGAGGATATCTACGAGGCGTTCGCGGTGAGGATGGGGCTATGGGAACCGGAGAAAGGCCCACTAAAAGAAAGAGACCCAAAGTTGCGCCACAAAGTTAAGGCTATTGTTTTGGGTTGCGGGTATGGGGCAGGGGCTAAAAAGTTTTCTGAGATGTACAACATGCCAGAAGAGGAAGCTGAAGCCGCTGTTAACCTCTACCGAGACAGATTGCCTGCTATCCCTAGATTTTGGAGGACCATAAACAAAAATATCCGGTCGTGCTACAACACACACGTACCTTATGAAGTCCCACTACCTTCAGGCAGGAAGATAAAATATGGACCTACCAGAATGGTAAAACAAAAAGACCGGGTAGGGCACGAAGCGAAGGTCAACCGTAACGGAAAACGCCTCCCCATGAAGTTGTGGGGCGGGGTCGTGGCAGAAAACTTGTCGCAAGGTCTGGCCAGAGACATATTTTCCGATATGCTCCTAAGGTTGGAAGACGAAGGCATACGAATAATTTTCCATGTGCATGATGAAGTCATCATTGAATGCCCATGTGACAGAGCCGAGGAAACCCTCGAAAAAACTATCAGCATCATGTCTACGCCGCCGACATGGATACCTGACATCCCTCTAGCGGCGGAAGGACAAATTCTCACACACTACCAAAAATGAAATACCGATATATCAAAAATCTCCGCGACCATACGGCTCATAAAACAATTGACCTCAGTAAACTTAAGAAGACAAAACCAAAGTTCAAAACTAAGGCAGACTATCGAGAATGGTGCGCGGACTCTTCCACAGACCATGTCTTCTATTCTACATTGGAAGGGCGGGCCCCCTCTAAACGGATCAGCAACGACAACCCCGTACACAAGATCTATGGGGTAGTGGCCGATTACGATGCCTCAGTCAACTGGGTTTCTATCGACGGGGATCTCAAATCTAAATGCGCTAAAGATAAAAAGCCTACATGGAGATCGAAGACACAGTCGGGATACCTCCGATTAGTATGGGAATTCGACAAGCCTATACCCGTGGACCCCGACATGTTTGATACATTCATGGCAAACATGCTTAAAACCCTACAGCTAGATAAACTGTTCGCGGGGTTTGATAGCTCGTCATTGAGGGCGAATCAATATTTTGAGTTAGGGGAAGACTGGGTAAGGGTAGATGGACTCCTGTCCTCCAACATCGTCCAAGCAGCGCTTGCAAAGACTGTATCGGACAGACCCCCACAATCCAACGACACATCCATCCCCATAAATGTCGTCGCAGAAGAAGTAGAGGAAAGATTCCCCAACAGATGGGTGGGGGATTTTGAGATAGGTTCCCGTGGTCCTCTTTTCTGGATCGACGACGGCATAAACCGTGATGGGTGTCAGGTCGTCGAGGACGGTATCGTATGCTACAGCGACAGGGCGGGAAAAGGATTCATGTCGTGGAAAGACATATTTGGCGCGAGTTTTGTTAAGGACTATGAAGAACGTAAACTAGCGGGGCTCCTCGATGAGTATTGGTTCAACGGACGAAGTTTCTTCAAAGTTCTTTTCGAGAGCGCCGTCTCTATACCCAAAGACCAGTTGATTCTTGAGCTGAAACAAGCGGGATTCTCCCCCCGCCCGAGGAAGAACCAACCTCTGTCCGAAGTCGAGGGGGCCCTACTCACGGTCAGTAACCAGAACCGCATCGACGAGATAGCCCCTGTTGTCTTCTCTTCCGACAGGGTGGTGTCTTACAACGGCCACCGTATCCTCAATTGCTCAAACATTAAACCGGTGGACCCCGATACCGACGGGTGTCTTTCCAAATGGCCTTTCCTGCATTGTTGGCTGAATCAACTTTTCGTAGATGGGGAGCAACCCGCCCTACACTATTTCTACTCTTGGCTTAAAAGATTCTACGAGTCAGTTTTGAACCGTGAGTTTGTTCAAGGACAGGCCCTGCTTCTGGTAGGCCCTACCAACAAAGGTAAGTCCCTCTTGTCGAACCGGGTGATTAGCGGCCTCGTGGGCGGTTACGCCGACGCTTCCGACTACCTGTCGGGGCAGACCAGATTCAACAAAGACTTGGGGCGTGTGGCAGCGTGGGTTATCGACGACACTACATCAGCGGCCTCGTTTAAAGACCAGAGAAAGGCCACCGAGCTGATCAAAAGAGCGGTGGCCAACCCCCGAGTTGAGTATCAGGCTAAATATGCGGACTCGATGTCAATACCGTGGACAGGCAGGGTGGTTATGTCACTTAACATGGATATCAACAGCTTGTCTGTTATTCCGTCTCTGGACAGCAGCAACAGGGATAAACTAATGGCCCTTAGGATTAGCAATGAGGCCACTAGTGATTTCCCAAGAAACTCTGTTCTTGAGAAAACCATCGAAGACGAGTTGCCATACTTTGCTCGATTCCTTTTGGACTGGGCTATCCCCAAAGAGGTCGAAGACGTTGGTCGATTCGGGGTGAGGTCCTTTATCGACACTACTATAGCCGATGCTGCGTATGACAATAGTAGCCGAAGCACTATTGCCGAACTCGTCGAGTTCTTTGTCAAAAGGTGCAGAGAACTCAACGATACGATGACTCATTGGAAAGGGACTCTCACAGAGTTCCAAGTAGCCGTCCATGATTTTAATAACGGCCGAAATGTTGGGATGTCTAACAATCTGGAATTTGTTCGGCGAGGAATGGCCACTTTGGAAGAAGCAGGCAAGAACAACCCCCACCTCAGGCCCGTGAATTCAAGAGGTAAGGGAGGGGGCAAATTATGGGAAATCAATCTCGACCCTTCTTTCGATATCGACGCGATGACTCAAAGGAGTCCGGTCGGCGCAGAGATCTGATCTGTAAATGATACCCGTTGCAAAGATAAGTGAAGCCATGCTCATCGGTTTCCCCCTTACTTTTAAAGTGTCTCTTCTTAGTAATATGGTGGGCACTGGCCCAGCCTAGTAACCAGACTTTAGATAAGTCTTTGTGAACCCTAGTAAAAAAATACAGGTCAGCTTGGGGTTTTTTGTTAGCGTAAGAATTAACACTCGCTAAATAGTGAAGTCGGGGCTTTGTGGTGCATGTTTTAGATTTAACATCAACTTTCTTGTTATTGTAGAGGTAATCATGGGTGAAACATTGCTCCCCAACATGCACCGAAGACTCGACATATTTACCAAAAGCCACCTCCCCTAAAAACCCAGTCATCCGCCCTATGCCTTTAGTATAGGAGCTGGGGGGCACCCCTAAAGATTGAGACCTTCGGAAGGCTTCCGCAACATCATCTTTGTTCGGCTTGAACAAGACAAAACGGTTCTGTAGCTGATGGAATTGACTCAAACTCTATAGCGACGGGTCTTGGCAGCAATTGATTTAGGTTGCCTAACGAATTGCTTACCCGCCTTGTTGCCTTTCGCTTTAGCGCGATTAGTGGCCGCTTTTTCAGCAGCCGAAAGAGCCGCCCATGCCTTATCGGGGAGATACCTCTTCTTCCCTTTGCTGGGCTTGCCATCAGAAGTGCGCCACTTTTGTTTTGTCCAACGCGCTAAAGATTTCTGGGGGTCTCTTCTAGCCATCAGTAACCAGACTTCATTTTTAGAAGTTTGCGAGCGCGTTTTTTAGCTCCTTTTTTTGATGCCTTTTTATCTTTGGGCTTAGAATAAGTGTATGCCATATCTAGATTTTGTTAGTGGTTATCGGCTTGTGTGCCTTACTTGATTTATGGTTTGTAATGCAAAATTTAAAGTCTTCGGGGCCTAATCTCTGTATCCGCCCCCTGCTTTTTTGTAGCGGGCTGCTAGCAACTGGGCTTTGCGAGCCGACCATTGTCCCGCTTTACCGCCTTTCGTACCGCGTTTAATTTCATTGAACATACGGCGACGCATAGAAGGCTTAGTGTAATTGCCAGCTTCATTAACACGGGACTTATATTTCTTCTTAGGCATATCTCTATGGGTTAAGAGCCTGTTCTACTGCTTCGGGGAAGCTCATATCTTTAGCCCCTTCTGCTTTTTTTTGTCTCCTTATCTTATGCTCTTGAGCAAGAGCTTTAGACAGTTTCATCATCCGGGGGGCGATCCCCGTCTTATCTCTAAGAGATTCACGATATTCATTATTATCTAGGAATTCTTTTGATGCTAAATCGAACTCCCCTTTAGCCATGTGTTTTAAGGTTTTAGGGGAACCGGGGAGCCCTCCACGATAATACGAAGACACAATCTGAAGTTGCAGCTCTGGTTGGAAATCAAAGAAACCTTTTCCAAACCTATCCAAGACGAGTTTAATTTTTTTGCCTGAGTCTTTACGGGCCAGATCTACGACCTCTTTGTCGGTGAGAGTTTTGTTATAAAAGTCAGATTTCTCATAAGCTTTTTGAGAGCCGTCGCCAATTAAATGCCCCACACCTATAGTCCATTTGCCCTTACTATCTTTGTAAGGTTTCTTTATTTTCTCTTTGTAAGGGCCGACCTCTTCTGTCCAAAGCTCTTCCATAAGCTTATCAATACTAAAAGCGGGTTTAAAAGGGCTCACTAATGCTGTTTTTGGTCCTTCAGGCATTTCTTAATTATCTTTGAATCGTTTCGTGAATCTGTTCCAAGCGGGAAAAAAAATCTCATCCATACAGCGGACGATGGCTTCTTCTTCATATGTCTCACAATAAGTAAGGCCGGAAATGCCTAACGCAGCGTGAACCATCTCATGGCGAATCGTCTCGATTAGGTCTTTCCCTTTGAGGGTTTTGTCTATCTCAATTAGTTTGCGGCGGTGGGAATACATCCCATAACAGTCGTCGTCGCCTAGATCTCTGAATCGGATTCGGACCCGAACCCCACCCATGGTTATGCTTTTGGGGACACTCATCCTCCTGCGAATCTTTCAATCGCACGGGCGTAGACCCCAACTAAGGCCCCGCGATTGTGGTTAATCATGTCCCACTCTTCTTCATTGCTCCCAAAAAATGGTTCAGCAATCACAGCTACAGGGCGCACCTTTCGCAACAGGTAGGAGCCACGTTGATTTCGTGTCCTTGGCTTCGCCCCCCTAACTTTCATGTCGGGGAAAGAAGCGGACATTTCATCGCTCAAGATATTGGCAAACTTCTTGCCGCCTTTACTCGTGTGCCAGTAAAGCCATTCGTGCCCAGAGGCTGACGGACCAGCGGAATTAAAATGCAACTCAATGACTGCGTCGATGTCGTCTTCTACCAGCTTACGAGCGAGATAGTTGATCCCACCTACATAGCTTTTGGCGGGGTATTGATCGTATATTTTATAATCGACCGACAACACGCTGGAAATACGCCGCACGATATCGCGGTTGAAATCCCACTCCGAAAGGATGTAGCTGCCCGTTGTGTAGGCTCCTTGGTCTCTTAACCGAGAGTGTCCGACTGCCAATCCAATCTTCATTTTTTAAGAATGCGATAGAGTGAAGCAAGGCCAACCGCGATGCCGACAATCAGTGAGCCGACGCGGAGCCAGTACTCAAACTGCTCCTGCATACTGGTGATCAGTCCGATGACGGGTGCCGCCATTCCGATAAGGGAATCGAATATTCGGGTGTTGATCATTCGCCTATGTTGCTTAGAGGATCACGGTTGTAGAGCTTGTTCATTATCTGATCAACCTCCTGCTCTAACTCTCCGATTTTAAGGTTCTGCCTCACATCGTCTGGCAAAGATCCACTCCCCCATTTTCCGGCAGGCCAATCACGGACGAAGATAGCGTGCTTCTCAACGTCCTTAGCAATCATCTGGATCTGGAAGTCGTTGTGTTGCACCTCGCTCTGGAGCTTACTAGCCCACCAGACGATGCCCGCCGCTTGAACAGCGAGGCCAACACCTAGAGATATAAGAAACTTAGTGTCCATTATTTATCTCCAATGATCACAGCACGGCGATAACTGTAGTCGCTGTGGAACTTGTGGTCTTTCCGACCCACCAAACTACCCTCGCAGAACTCATACGTTTTCCCCTCGATCAGAGTGATCGTCGGCGGATCGTATAATGCGCTCGCGTTCGCGCTTGAGGCGTTTCGCGACGCGCTCGATCCGCAGCTTGCTATCAGCAGAACCGTCAGCGGCCAGTGCATCAAGACGATCTTCCAGCCCGTCGATATACCTGTCTCTTTGCCACCTGATATGTTCGACATAAGCCTGTAGAGCAGCGGTTAAAAAACGAAAGAAGGTCTTCACTTGGACTTAGCCTTGCCCACATTGAGAGCGAGCCAGCTAATGACGCCTGAAATACGCTGGACCCATTTGTTGTCCGACTCGTTCGGAGTCAGGGTGGCGACAAGCGAGGCCACCGCGATAACGCTGGCGGCGATTTGCAGGAGTTGCTCTGCGTTTTCTGTAATGTATTCGATCATTGAATTAGGGGTTACATCATATTGGAGGTGTAGGCACCTACACCAGAGGGGTCAAATCTTACGACTGGCTTTGCTGCGCCGCGATGGGCGTCTAGTTGCTCATCAAGAATAGCGCGGCAAACACCCCAATGATAATTAGCGCGCTCTAAATCCGCATTGTCTTCGGCAGTGGTGCCTAGTAGGGCGTGTTTAATTGCGCTTAGACTTGAGACAAAAACAACATCGGTGCTACTCAACAGTTGTTTAAACTTTCTCTTGAGCAGTAGCCGCAAAGCCATTGTGTCGGAGTCATTATTAGAAACCCGATAGCGGCGGTAACGGGTAACTTGGTTGGCTTGTTGGAGATCATTGGCCGCTACGAGCGAAGTCGAGGAACCTTCTTCTTCCCAAGTGAGCTTGACAGGAGCAGACAGTTCAGTCGTTCCAACGCGGATCTCACTGATGCTGGTGATGCTCGTAGTGGTGGTTGTAAGGCTGGCCTGTCCTCCACAAGTAAACTGACCCCCCATAGATACTGTATGATCTGCGGTTGGTGAGGAAATGCCCGTCCCATCAGAAAAAGTTACATGGACCTTTCCTGATGCGGGGATCGTTGTAGCAGGGCTGATCGGTTGCAGCTTCAAGGAATAAGTCTTACCCGCTACGGGCTCTTCGACGGTGGCCGAATACCCGTCATCCACGATCCCCACTGCCTGCATGACATCCCCGTCATCGTCGCGCCCGAAAAGCCTATAGTCGTAGAACTGCGCTTTTACTGCTTGCGGATATGAATAATCAGTCGTGCTGGAATCAGGGTCTAGTACAGCAGAAATAATAGACTCCGCGCTATCGGGGATAGTAAAAGTCGTGGACGATGTCGTTACTACATGCTCAAAGAGCAGATCCCTCCACATCCCCATATTGTAAAGGCGGGGGAGGGCCAGATTCAGTTCTTTTCTGAATTGGTCGTCTGTTGCTCCGCGTGAACCAGCAACTTCTTTGAGGGAATCTGTTACCCCCTGAACCGTCAATGTGGCCATAGCCCAACCTACCAGATGCAGGGTTAAGGGTCAAGATTCGGGGGCTGGGTCGGCTATGTCACCATTTCTTGAATTGTTCCCCGTCGTGTTTACTAAATCAGTAATCCACGCATTTCCAGCACCAGAGCCTACCGACAAAGACTCCAAATGTTTGATTAAAACCAAAAACGAGAAAACTACATCGCTGGATACATACTGCTTAACCCTCTGATCTCCGAGGGCTTGTGCTAGTTCAAGCTCAGTTTCGGCCTCGTCAATAGCCTGTTTAACGAGGGCGGGGTCTTTGACCTGCCCTAATTTAACACTGTAGACTCCTTCTTGGTCGGGAGGAGCATGACCAGACGGAGTTGTGAAAGTTGCTGCACTAGTAGAGTAGGAATCTGTAAATCTGTTTGTCTCAATAAAAAGAGGGGCTTCTTTAAAATATGTAAGCCCCGCGTCATCAAAATCCCTCGTAGATTGAATAGCCGACGAAGTGGGGTTGCCCCCAGTTATGTCTGTAGTCGAAACATAACATTCAGAAATTCGGCTCTGGTCAGAAGCCGCATTTAACTTAACTTTCCAATTCAAGTATACATCACCATAACCATCCAGCTGGTGGTATACAAAAGGCATTTCCGCTCCCATAGCTGCCCCCGATGGGGAATTTATTGTAGGGATTACAGATTTGACACCCATGATCTTGTCTTGGGAGGCGTCAATTATGCTGATATTGTCTAAGGGTTGTTTGGTATTTGTCGAAGGGATAGCCTCATCGACTACATTTGGGTGTTGGAGTTGCTGATAAACCCGAAGAGTATCGAATCTATACTGTAATTGACCAAAAGCAATGAGGGGCCCATCCTCTCCGTGGATCAATGCGAATGGGTGGGGTCGATGGTTTATTTCAGGGTTTTCATACGGGATATTATCCCCATCAATATATCCTTGAGTGCGGAACGGACTCTCTGGAGAGTCTTCAGGGAGTGGTGTAATCTCTAAAGGCATCAGGAGGGGAATGTCGGTATGTCGCCCCCAAACGACGACAAGGGGTCAGTAGGCCAACAACGAAATTTTATATCCTGAAGTTGAACGTAATCGGTCTCTTCTGTAAAAGTCACTTCAAAACGATTTGAAGTAATTGCATCATTCGATGCTGTGCCCCCCGCTGTTAACATGCTCAAGGTCTTAGTAGCACTAGTGGACCTTATTCCCCCACTCTCATCATAGATAACTTCTTTCCAACAAACTTCAAAATGTTCGTCTACAAATCGGCTCGATGATGCCGGTTTAACTATTTTATACCCTTTTTTTAGGGCTGTATCAGATGATTCATCTGCATTGAATGCAGGTGGGCTACACCGGTATTGAGAACCTTGGGAGCGTCGGTCCATCTGAAGAACAGAAAAATAAACGTCCGTCGAAACGAATTGTTTAATAGGCTCATCTTCAACAACGGTTCCTAACTTTACTCTATAGACTCCCGTTCGTGTTGTGTCATGCGGGGCGGACGAAAATGACATAGCGGCAACATCTGTGACACTATCGTCTGCTGAACCAGCAGGTTGGACTTTAACATAGACATTAGATATGCCTGTCGTACCGCCACCGCCATAGCCCCCAGAAACGGCTATTGTAAATGTAAAATACAAATAAACATCCCCGTAACCATTGCCTAATTGATGATACACATTGGGCATATCAGGGTCCATTTCATCCCCTGAAGTAGAGTCAATTTTAGGAACATGGGCAACTAGGGGTTCAATAATCCCCTGCTCACAGCCCGCTGTCTCTATGGTATCATCGACGCTGTCGCCAAAATTAGATGGTTGGTAAGAGAGTGTAAGTAAGTCCCTCCGAAAGAAGAGCTGCCCATAAGCTATCTGGGGGCCTCCATCCCCATGGGTCAGGGCGAAAGCGTGGGGGCGGTGAAGGAATTCAGGATTCTGGGGAGATATGGAGATCCCCACACTATCTAGACCCTCCACACTCTGTTGGTCAGAAGCGGGCGACTCTTCAGGATCTGTTGTGTCTTGCTCTAATGGCATACTAACAAGTTAAATTATTCTGTGTCCTTGTGCCTTTGTCGTGCCTCTCAAGGACATAAAAAGACCAAGTTACATCACTTGCAATAAATTGCTGGACTAAAGAGCCTTCCTCAACACGGCCTAGCTTGACGTTGTATTGACCTGTCGTAGACGTAGGAGGGATACCTACAAGTCTGTCGCTATCGGTAATATCGGTGCCTCCATTCCCCATAGCTGCCAAAGCGGGGACAGGAGAATCTAACGGGGTAGTTGAAACATAACACTTACTTATTATTTCGTGGGGATTGGCTTCTTCGAATTCCGAAAGATCAACTTCCCAATTCAAATACACATCCCCATAGCCGTCAAGTTGGTGATACACATTTGGTATGTCGGGGTCCATGCTATCCCCGCCATCACCAATAGTTGGGACAATAGCGGTTAATTTTTCAATATCTTTCTGAGCAGAGTCTACCCCATGGGCTTCATTATCCATAGAGGCCCTTGACGTTATATTGAATCGCAGCTCTAAAGCATCCAAACGAAAATGTAACTCCCCATAAGCGATCTTTGCTCCCCCGTCTCCGTGTACTAAAGCGAACGCATGGGGGCGATGCAGCAGTTCTGGATTCTGCGGAGAACGCCCTTCCGCGTAAGCGTCCCCAACTGAGTGCGTAATTACATTAACCTCTGAGGGTTCCGCCGCATTTATATCAAGGGGCATCAAGGGGCCTTACCAGTGAGAGTTTCTATAAGGAAGCCTCCCCTGAAAGGGCGGACAGTCTGCCCCATGTTAATACTAGACCCCGAACTAGGTTGAGCGGAAGGTTCGGTAGCCTCTTGGAAAAAATTAGAAGCATAGGCCCCCTGCTTATAAACAGGGTGGCTGGTCCCTATAGTGTCAACTAGGGTAAAGGCTTTAGTTAAAACATTCGAGTAGCTCAACTTGAACTGCGCCCCGCTGTAGCTGCCACTTGTCGGTTTAAAAACTGTCGGGGTATACGAGCCCTGTGTTGGAGCACTATTCTGCCACTTTCTATTGACCGCTACTTCTATGGGGCCCGAGAAGGAATCTTTCTTCAAAGTTGTAACGGAATTCTCTGTCCCTCCATCTTTGCGGTTGATGGTAGTAAACCGAAAGCCGATTAACTCAGCGGGGAAAGAATAGTTTCTGATGGTGTAGTAAGTCACCCCGCCGCCCGTCAAATCTTCAGGGACAACCTCTTGTTTGGTTATTTTCCACCAGTCATTAGACAATCTGACGACTTCATAATTTATCCCATTGTCGGTTATGCCCCAGTAACTCGCTGTTTCAGCTATGGTTTTCGACCATGTGACGGTCTGCTCTGTTCTGCTGGAGCCAACTAGGCTAATAACAGGGACAGAGGTTTTCCCCCGGTAAGCCAATATCTCAGTCGTCTTGAGGGGGTTCCCGAACTCTGGGTCCGCATTGAAGGATACTTTGTCTTCATATCTGAAATAGACGCGCTGCTCGACAACAAAGAGCCCATCCAGCTCCTTATCGCCTATACGCTTCTGCTGACGGGTCATCAAGATGTAGATATCATCAGGGAACTTACCAGCTGGGACTTCAGGCATTTTGTCGCCCGCATCATACTTGGAGTCCGCTTCGTCAAAGTCAGACCGTAAGGTCACATATGTGCGGACAACCGTGTCATACTGATTGCCACCCAGATCAGCTTGACTGTACTCAAAATTGTATTCGTCCTGATGCAGGCGGTCAGCCGCATAGTAATATTGAAAAGTCAGGCCATTCGGGTCGGACTGCGCGACATGGCATAATTTATGGGTGGGGAAATTCTCAGTGTCGGGATGGGCTGTCCCGTAGTTGGGGTGTTCTTTGTGAACTCTAGAATCTCCTGTTAAGGAAATAGTCGCGGGGTCGTCTTTTACAAAAATAGTAAAATTGTCATCGGTTTTTGCTGTGATCCTGTGCCTGCCATTGAGGCTCACTCCCGAACAGACAACGTCTCTAATTACTACTACATCATTTACATCATACCCATGGGCGGCGGATGTGAAAGAAACACTAAATCCATGTGTATGCTGGCCTGATTCGACCTGCGAGTCTGGACCGTCCGTCGCCCCCGACGCTAAATTAGCGGTAGACTTAATCGAGTTCGTGATAGTCTTGCCTGACCCCGCCCCAACCGTCTTTGCATCAACCGTCTCAAAGAACAGCAGATCCGCAACGCTTGGTGATACAAACGTGAGGACGCTCTGGCGTTCTGGTGCTGGCTGACCGCGTTGGATGGGCATGGTTCACTAATCAGGGTAGGTGGGGTTCATGTGTCCGCATCAACTGTAATGCGCCGTGATGTCGTTGATCACAGCAGTGTGGTCAGCGTCTGAGAGGGCGGGGGTGACAATAAACTCAGCAAAAGAGCCTTCTAATCTGAAAGTAGGCACCGAGCCGCTACTCGCACCAACAGTTATGAACCCATCCATATCATTGAGAACGATGTCTTCCACGCTAAGGATGTTTAACCCAGCAACATCAGCGAACGCGGTGTCGAGAGCGCCCCGCGTCTCTGGGGAAAGCACCGTATTGTTAACACGTATGTTTCCACGAGAAAACCCAGTAGACACGGCGCTGCCGCTGCCGTTCTGCATCATTATACGGTCGTTGGAAGTGCTGCCCCTTGATAAAACAACCTGTTTGTTAGTGCTGATCGGATCAAATACAATAAAAAGATCGAACTCATCCCCCGCAGAAAAGGTGGCGACCCCGCTTACGGTCTTTAGGGCCGTTACCTCACTTCCAGTAGAACTGAACACAGCGCGGGCGGAATCGCCAGACCCTGACAAGGTCGCGTTATTAGCTCCGCTGTTAGTTAAATCGCGGCTATTTCCTGATTGATCCAAGACCGCAGTAACGTCAGATCCTGACGTAGTAAAAAAACTACCTGAATAACCGCTGACTAGCTTGCGGGTCATTGACGCCGCTATCTCAGGTGTGATGCCAAGATCGGTCAAGGGGGCACTCTCAGACGGCACAAAGCCGCCTGTGGACAGGCCCTGTGATAGTCCTAAGCGCATTAGGCTTGGTTGTATGCAATAACGCGGCCAGCCGCTAAGGTGAACCCGCTGATCTGCCCGTAGATTGTTACACCTTTGGGAATCGTATCAGCAGAAGCGACAATCGTGTCAGTATTTGAAATAGCAGATCCGTCTACCTGACTCTTGTTCAACTCAGGCCATGTGATGGCACTAAAATAAGTTGCGTCATCAAGTGAGGTAATAGCGCAAAAGTCACCTGTCACAGGACTGCCCGCAGCCGTTACGTATGCTGCTCCGGCCTGCCCGAAGGATTGTTTGTCGATGTTTGATGTTGCCATGATTGTTGGTTGTTAAATTATGTTTTGGGGGTAGTTCAGTTACTGCCCCCTCATCCGTCTT